AGATTCGGCGCTCTCAATTACTAGGGATGTTCCTGATTGAGTAAAACTGTCACCAGGATAAATAGCAGTGGGAGTGAAATTGCCAGGAATTGATATTGTGTATGGAGCAGAAGATGAAATGCTAGACGTAAAAGTAATTATTGCCTCTGTGGGAGTAGTTTTTTGATAGAAGTGAATTTTATCTGCACTAAACCAAAAATTGTCAGGTAAAGCTTCATCGGCGGACAATACTTTCGTGTAGCCAATAATCCTCACATCCACCAATTCTGCATTTACGCTAACAGTGGAGTAATCACCAATAAAATCAGGCTTTTCAGGACTCAAATCATCAACCGTCCATCCTGGATTAGTCCACCAATTCGCGTAAGTATTCACTCTCAATAACGGACCCATTCCTCTGTCAGTTTCCGAATACCAAAAACGACAAACAGAACCCATACTAGACAAGGGTTCTGGAGAAACGGGTAAATCAGTGTTATTGAGTCGGAACATATTATTTGAAAGTTTGAGAATCAAACACCAGTTCAATCGTATCCATAAAGTTAATCCCATTTGCCGTAAAAGGCTTAGATGGATTTACTTTAGTTAAAATCGCATCTGGAATTAAATACCCAAAAACATTGATATCCTCAAAACTAGCTGCACCAGTGATTAACCCAGAGACATTATTGTCTCGTTCGTTTTCAAATGCTACTAAGTCGGCTTCAGTGCCGCCAACCAAAGTAAACGTTACTGTCTTCTTTACAAGTTGGACAGTAGTAATCGTACCATTTCGATTGATATTTACGTCCTGGGTTTCTCTATCACTGAAAGCGATGGAGTCTGGCTTGAAAGTGTATCCACGAAACGGAAAATAATTTGCATTAATAGCCATATCAAAAATAGGGAAACATACTGTTCTAAGTACATTTTAGTTAACCCTATCCTAATTACCTATATAAACTTTTTATTACAAATATGTTATATTAAATCTGTTTACTTAAATATTTTTATAGTGAGTAAAATATCTGAGTTACGAAAAACGAAAAAGATTACTCGAAGGGAGATAGCGATCGCTCTCGATGTCACCGAAACAACTATTTACAACTGGGAACAAGGAACAGGTATCTCGATATGGATAGAGCGAGTTGTCAAATTGTGCGAAATATTAAATTGTGAACCAAAAGATTTATTACCCCAAAGAAATGAAAACATTAATCTGGATTGAGGGTAGAGGAATGGGCAAAGCTCGTCCTAGAGGTAGTAGCCGAGTCACTAGGAAAAATGGCAGAAATATTGCTGTTACTAAATTTCATACCTGTTCCAAATACAGGCAATGGACAAATGATGTCATTCGCCAAATAGCAAAACAAAACACACCTAAATTCACAAAGCCAGTTTCAATTTGTTGTAACTTCGTAAATTTTAAGAGTTCCGACACCGATAACATCACTGGAGCAATTTTAGATGCCCTTGTCAAATCCAAAGTTATCGGGAATGATTCTGCCAGTTATGTAGTTAAATCGGCTGGTGAGTTTAGCAAGCTACGAAAAATCAGAAATTCTCCTAAACAAATTGGTATTTTAGTAGAGATTGAAGAGAGAGAAATTAAGGAACTTGAGCCAGAATTAGCTAACTTTATTCGTGGATTTGGTGTATCTATAGGTTAATCTATAGATAATTTATTCATACTTCTATGTTAATCAAAGCTTCCTGGAACAAATCTTCCAGAAGGCTTCTTACTTCTATCGAGCTACTGCTTTTTTTCAATTTTATACCAAACACCACTAGACTTCTTAAACTTGAATCCATAAGCTTGTCGTGGCAAGTGGGGCATATCCAGAATCTCTAATAATTCTTCCTTTGTTCGTTCCCAACCGTTAACAGCGTGTTCTTCTAATCGCCGTAACAATTCATCAGGATGGGGACGATTAAATTGAGAAGCTACAGCCATTAAAAAGTCTTGATTACTAGGAATAATATTATCTATAGATACATCTATAGATTCACCAACTCGTTCGATTTGATATTCTGCTACCGTTTCCATATCAGCGTAATTATAATTAAATTCTGCCATTACTTTACCACCTTTTAAATGCTCATGCAAAGCATCCAATATCTCTACTTGATATTGATAAATATAGGATTTTCTCTTATCTCCATATTGCTTAAAAGGTTGAATTTTTAGATATTTTAATCTGTTATTCAATGTCTGATCCGATATGCCATACTTGACTTCCAGTGGACGTAGAAGTACAGGAGTATTATTGAGTTCCATGTCAGCACCCTAAAATATTTTAAGGTCAGGATATCACAACTTGGTGCTTCTATAGTTGTATCTATTGGCATAAAAAAGCCGCACTGGTGCAAAGTGCGGGCATGGAGTGATTACTGGGGTTGATTTAAAAATTCAATATATAAAGATGGGAGATATAGAAATATTATAGCCTAAATATCCTCCAAATAATCATTAATAATATTTAAAATTTCCTGTTTATCTTCCTCGTTAATCCCAAGTATTTTTCTTTGGGGAACGCCAATACCAAATTGATGTTTATAAGCTTTAGCATCATTAATCCCAATAGTGCAAGAAGTAGGAGTGATTTTATAATTTACCCTACTTCTCATCAATCCAGTTCGTTGCAATATCCTAAGTATTTTACCTTCAGATCGCTTGAGTCTAATGGTAAAGATTGACAACGGTTTCCAGGGTCTACCATCTGGATCTACTTCCTGCTGAAACCGCAAATCAACAGAAGCAATCCCATATTCACCAATTTCCTGCATCACAGGAGTTAAATTACTGATTTTACTCAATAATTTAGTTAATGCCTCCTGGATAGCTTTGTCTTCATACTTGATCGAGAAAGACGGATCTGACATATTATTTAGGCGATCGCAGTTAATAAGCGATCGCATCTCTAATCACAGGTATCGCTCTAATATTCTAACAAAAGCTAGGCTGCCATTTCGCTATCTTCTATCCGTTCTTCCCCAAATTCCCACAAGTAATATTTGCGAGAATATGGCAAATCATTCTCAGATTTAGCTATCAAAAAAGCCCAGTACATATCTTTATCCTCATCTGTTGGATTTTCACCAAAAATGCCATGCAAGAATAATTGTCTATGGGGGTTTCCTCCAAACTTGTCTTTAAATTGGAAATATACCCATCCTGGCTTTAATTTGTGTTTCCAGACTTTAGAAAGTGCATCTTTCACAAATTTAATTTTCTCTTCAAATAGCGGGTCATCAGTTGGCAATAATTTGGCTTTTGATTTTTTAGCTTTTGACTTCAATTCAACCATCTCACCAGTTGGCTTTTCTATATCCTGTTTGGGGAAAACATGGCCGCATTGGGGGCATTCCATTATGAAGCAGTAGAGAATCTTCTGACAACCAGGGCAGCACTTGACTGGGGCTTCACCCTCTGACTCCTTACCCTTAGTCAAAGTAAATTTCTTGATATCTTCTACAAATCCAAACCTAGCAACATTGCCAGTTTGATCTAAAACCATGCAATCTACTTTCCCTGTTTCTGGTGATATTCTCAGTCCACGCCCCAACTGCTGAAAATAGATTGACTTGGATTTAGTGGGACGACACATTAAAACACAGTCAGCCGGTGGACAGTCAAATCCTATTTGTAAAGCTTTACAGGATGACAATACCTGAGTTTTACCAGTAGCTAATCTCTCAAACATCTGTCTTCTGATGTGCCCCGGCGTGTCTCCGTCTAAATGTTCCGCAACTATTCCATTGTCATTAAACTTTTGCGCGATCGCCTTGCTATGCTTAACATCAACTGCAAAGGCAATAGTTTTTCTATCACTGGCCAGTCGTTGCCAGTTTCGCAACATTGATTCCAAGACATCTTCATCATTCATGACTTCACTAAGCCCACTTTCGGAATAGTCACCAGCTATGGTTTTGACTTTGGACAAATCAGGTTGTTTAACCCCGTAGTAAGTCCCACGAACCAAAAACCCTCTATCCATTAATTCTCCCGGAGTAGGTGCAGCTACCAGAACATCAAACTTATCTCCCATGCCTTGTTTTTTTGACAATCGGTATGGTGTGGCGGTCAGTCCGATTTTTATAGCGTTTTCATTCTCATTCAATAATTCAGAAATTACAGATATCCAAGCGGTTTCATGGGCTTCATCACAAATAATGACATCTGGCACGAATCCTTCTTTCCACCAACTCCGACGGGGTAAAGTTTGAGCCGATGCAATTTGTACCAATGCTTCTTGATTTTCGTTCCATCCTGCTTTGATGAAACCACATTCTAGTCCAAACGCTGAAAACTTCTCATAAGTTTGTCCAACTAGCACATCCAAGTGGACAATAAATAATACTTTGCGTCCCCGGCTAACAGCATCAGCAACAATTTTGGACGCAATAACTGTTTTACCCGAACCTGTTCCAGAAACTCCTAAAATTCGCTTGTGACCCCGACGGATCTCACTGTAGATATTCTTGATAAATTCAACTTGATAATCTCTGAGTGTAGGTTGTTGAGTTTCTTTTTTC